ACTCCGACCGTCAACCTCAACAGCGCGGCGATCACGCCGCAGATCGGGCGCCTGATCGTCAGCAAGATCGTTCTCGCTCTCGGCAATGAATCTCCGGCTCTCGCCGACTTCGTCTGGTACATGAACGTTGACCAGGCCGCCGCGATCGAGAATCTCGCGGTTCAGGTCGCCATCACGAACCAGCAAGACATCAAGGGCGATTCGTCACAGGACATGCTGAAGAAGTTCACGCCGAGCACGTTTGTCGGGTACGACATCGTGAAGTCGGTTCACGCGACTCCCGGCCGCATCGATGGCCTTTGCCTGAAGTACTGGGGCATTGGCGAATTGAAGGCCGCGGATCTGTACGACGTGAACGGGCAAACGGTGTTTCCGACGATCGGGGCATCCGGCGGGATCAACGCTTCGACCGTGTTCTATTTCGTGACGTCGTTCAACATCTTCAACTCGAACGTGCGCGCCGGCGCTTATGCGTCGAACGCGCAGATCCCGACTGGCTACTTCAGCTAGTCTTGACGATCCGTGAGGCCTTGGAGTACGCTCGGGCTCACGGTTGAGGAAATGAGACTCCGTCGGCGAGGTTGCGGCAGGCAATCTCGCCGGCGGAGGAAAATCAGGAGATCAGGATGAAGGCGAAAGACGTTTACCAGCCGCTCGCGAACTTCATTTTGCTTCAACGTATCGAAGAGGGAAACGACATCGTCGCCGGAATCATCATCCCGGAAATTGGCCAGCAAAAATCGAACAAGGGCCGCGTGATCGCGGTCGGTGAAGGTCGCATCATCGGCGGTCAGATCGTTCCGATCCCTCTCGAAGAAGGCGACATCGTTCTCTTTTCGAAATACGGCGCCGAGGACATCAAGCTTGACGGGGAAGACTACCTTCTCCTGAGATACGACGAGATCAAGCTGAAACAACGGCGCATCGCGATCGGAGTCGCGTGAACTGGCACATCATCGGCTCGGAGCATCTTCTCTGTCCTCCGGAGTACCAGGAACACGTCAACGCGATCGGCGGCCTTAATCGCTTCGGTGATCCGAACTTCCGCATCGTTTGGGGACAATCGGAATTTGAAGTCGTCCGCGGCCGCGACGCTTACGGCCGCGAAGGCGCGCACACAATCTCGAAACATGGAAACGTGCCGGCCTGGTTCATTGAAGTCTGGAAGCCGCCGGAATGCTTCGGCACGCCGGAATTCTGGTACACGATCGGATGGGACTGGGAGCTCGACACCTGCACGCTCGGCGACTATCCCTGGCGCGGCCTCTACATGCCGGCGAGCTTTAACCTGTTCATTCGGAAGTTCGACGGCGACCGCATGACGATCGATGCAATGCCGCTGAACCATTGGATCATCGACCTCGTCATCCCGAACATGCTGAAGGCACAAGAAGAAACCTATCAGCAAAAGAAAGCCGCGCTCGAGAATCGCATGGCCGCCGAACGAGCGGAAGCGGCGAAAAAGACGATGGACGCCTACATGGACGCGGCGCCGGCATTTGATGGCGCGGACTTCACCGGCGCATCGAATCGCGAAGCATGGCTCGCGCGCATCGCCGAGAAACAAGCCGGGATGAAACTCTCCGCGGAAGACGTCAAGGCTTTGATGGGGACCGGACACCGTCAGTTCGACCCCAGGAAACGAAACTGATCAGGAATCAGGGAGGAAGGTATGCCACACGGAACACCGGCCGCGCTTCACGCGGCAAAAGAACGCGAAGAAGCGATGAACGGGGAGCTCACCTATGCACCGACGGCGCCGCTTCCCCGCGGGGATCACGAGGTCTTCATCTTCAACATTGGGTCAATGCGTCACGAAGTCGCGAAAGGATCCGTCGGGACTTTCGTGATCCCCGCCTGTGAACCAGGCGAAGGAATCAGTGAACCGCTCGTGATTCCCGGCTACGTCCACGACTCCTATTTTGTCGAACAGGAGATGCGGACACACAGCGTCACCGGTGAGTTCATGGCGCAAGACATCGTCCATCCGCAGATCGGCGCGAGCTGGAGCTTCGGACAGAACCTCGACGACCTCGGCGTGTTCTGGACGGTGAACAATCCGCCGAAGCCGGAAGAGATCGCCGCGGCTCGAGCGAAGATGGAAGTGACCTATCGAAAGCTTCTGCAAGCGGCAACCGATCTCGAGACAACCGGCCGGCTCCAGGACATCACGCCGCTCATGCGAATCGCCGCGAGTTACTTCGGAGAAGATCGTCCCTGGAACCGCATCTATAAGAAAGTCCTCGAGTGCCCAGGTTGCGGCGAGCCGGCGAAGCCGGGAATCATCCGGCATCCGTGCGGCTTCATCTTTGATCCCGATCGCGCGCTTGTCGCCGGCATGATCACGAAGGAAACACACGCGACGATGATGGCGGCTCTCGATGGAGCTACAAAGCCGGCACGCGGCCGAAAGAATCCGGCGTCGACCTAAACCACTACGAGGAGAGAGAAAACTCCGCCGTAGGCGAGTGAATCTCAACGCGCGAACCGGCGGCGCCGGACAAAATTCCATACACGAACTTCGGGGAGCGGCGGTCGTCCTCTCGAGAATCCTGATCCCGAGAGAGATCGTCGGCATACGGTTTCGAGCCCGTACGCCTTCACGCTCCCCGTCGCAAGTTTCCTAGGAAATCCATGAGCCAAGTTCAGACTGGGACATATCCCATCGTCGAGAATGTCGTTCAGAACGCTCGCGCGATCATAAACGACATGCTCCGCACAACGGCCGGCACGATCTTGACCGATACCGCTCCGTTCACAAGCGTCCTCCTGAATATGGCGATCCGGAACACGCAGCGGCGCCTGGCGATCAATGGCTTAACCTCGAACGTCGTCGACAACTTCATTTTGACGCCGATCCTTCCGGTCGCGAACTCGGACCCTGGGACGCAGGTCTCGATCAATCAGAACGGCTATTACAATGGCGTCGCGACGCTTACGACGCCGACGCTTCCCGCGGACCTGATCCTCCCGCTGAATCTCGCGCAACGGCAAACGGGCTCGGCCGCGCAGTTCACGCCGATGAATCCGGCAAAAGGACCGCTTCAGTCGCGCATCCCTGGACCGTATTTCGGCGAATGGGAATGGAGAGGCGACGCTCTCTGGATGGTCGGATCTCAGAACACGATGGATCTCCGGCTCCGGTACGAACAAGGGCTCCCGAGGATCAGCTCGACCGCGAACTTTTCTCAGACAACCGTCGGGATCCGCGACGGCGAGGACGCCTTGACCTGGGGAATCGTTCACGTCTATGCGATCAGCCGCGGATCCGTGCAACGCGCGGAGGTCAAGGCTTTATGGGTCGAGATGTGCGACGACCTGATCACGCGCTACGTCCGCAAGGATCAGCGCATCGCGGCTCGGCCGAAGAGATACGCGGCCGGCGGCGGCACCGTTGACGGCGCGCTCAGCGGGGACTATCGATGAGCTCACAATTCCGGTACGACAATCGAGTTCAGGCGGTCACAGGTCAAGCGCTTTCCGGCGTCTCGATCGCTGTACTGACTCAGCCGGCGAATACTTCGACACAGCCGGGATCGCCGCTCGCGACCATCTTCGCCGCGGCAACTTCGAACGCGGCAACGCTCTCGAGCGCTTCCTGGAGCTCGCTGACCGGACAGATCACCTTCGTCTTCAGCGCGCCGCCGTCGGCCGATGTCGTCGCGGGATCCTATCTGAACGTCACCGGCGTCACGCCGGCCGGCTACAACGGGATCTGGCAAGTCGTCAGCGTCAACGGAAATAACGTCGTCGTGACGACTCCGTTCACGCTCACCGCGATCGCGAATCCAGGAGCCTACGTCTCCGGCGGGACGGTCGCAACGTCCGCGCTTCCGAATCCGTTCTTCACCGACACGCTCGGGAACTTCAACTTCTACGCGGCCGCGGGGATCTATACCGTCCAGATCTACGACACGCTCGGACGCATCACGACGCTTGTTCTCACCGATCAGAACGTCGTCGCCGGCGGCGGATCCGGATCGGTCACGTCGATCGCGCTCGCGGCGCCGGCGGAGTTCACCGTCGCGGGATCTCCGATCACGACCTCGGGAACGATCACGATCGGGAAGGCGACGGAGAACGCGAACACCGTATGGGCCGGACCGACTTCCGGCGGCGCCGCGGCTCCCGGCTTCCGGCAACTTGTCGCCGCGGACATGCCGGCCGGCGTCGGCACGGTCACATCCGTCGCGTTGACTTTGGCCGTTCCCGCTTCCGTCTTCGCCTCGAGCGTCGGCGGCTCTCCGATCACGACGAACGGGACGCTCGCGCTCTCGATCACCTTCCAGAATCAAACCGCGAACACCGTCTTCGCCGGTCCGTCCTCCGGCGCTTCGTCGGTCCCGACTTTCCGCGGACTTGTCGCTCAGGATCTTCCCTTCGTCAGCATCTCGCTCTCGAGTGCTCAGATCCTCGCCTTGCAGACGACGCCGGTCACACTCGTCGCCGCTCCAGGCGTCGGCTTCTCGATCGTGCCGATCCTGATCGTGATCAAGTTCTTCGGCGGAGCGGCCGCCTACACGGACGCCGGCGGCGCGGTCAGCTTCGCGTGCGGATCGATGAGCGCATCGCTGGCCTCGAATGCGATCTTCCTTGTGACGCAAACCCCGAACCGCCGGATCCAGACCTTCCCCTGGCCTGGAGCAACCGACACGGCCGGCAATCCTCCGAGCGACGATAACGCCGCGCTCACGATCAGCAAGGCAACGAACAATTTTGCGGCCGGCAACGGGACCGCAACTGTACTCGTCTGGTTCTATACAGTTCCGACGACTTAAAGAGGAGAAAATCGTATGGCAACTGCAACCTTCAAATTCAATCCGGCGCCGACTATTCCAGGATCGGACGACACGACGCAATCGACGATCCGGTTCTTCGGGACCGTGACGTTCTCGGCGGCGGCGGACACCTACGCGACCGGCGGCCTCTTGCCTCTCGCCGGCTTCGCGTTGAAGAACCTCGGGCCGTATGCCGATCGTACTCCGGTCGCGGCTTACGTCGAGTCTCTGGCCGGAAGCGGCTTGACGTATTACTACAACATCGGGACCGGAAAAGTTCAGGTCTTCGGCGGCGGCGGCTCCGGCACGACCGGGATCACGGAGATCACGAACGGGACCGCGCTCAACGGCACGACCCCGCAGATCTTCACCGACGTCGTGTCCTTCGAGATTGTCGTTCCTCGCCGATAACCGATGAACAATGTCCTCGAGACGCAAGGCGTCCCTCTCACGGTCTTCGGCGGAGCCGTTACGGAAATGGCTCCGGAAGATCTCCCGGAGGGCGCCTCACCGTTCAATCAGGACTGTGACTATTCCCCTGGAAGTGTGTTCACGCGCGGCGGACGGAAGAACCAGGTCACCTATGCGAACCTGTTCGTCGAGAGGATCACGAGCCTCGCGACGTCGGTTCCTGGGCAATTCGCGCCGAATGAGACCGCTTGGGGAAGTCCCTCGAGCGCGCAGCTCGGCATCCCTGGAACCTACGCAAGCGTCTCGCTGAACCTGGGCGGAAGCGGCGGAGCTCCCGCGCTCGACCAGGTCGCCTCGCCGGTTTTTGACACCGGAACGGGTGGGGGCCCGACCTCTTTCGGCCCTTTCAATCCAGTCGTGCCGAATGAATACGTCTTTACCGTCGTCGGCACGAACAGCGGCGTCTCGATCTCTCCGAGTGGAACGTTTGTCGGCGGCTCCGGCTATTTGCTCTATACGAAGCTTACTTCGAATCCGCAAATGCTTTCGGCTTCCTGGAACGCCGGCGTCGGCGCGTCAATCTGTGCGGCTTCTTTCCGTACTAACGGCGGCGCGGCTCCATCGGTCGCACAATCAGCAACTTCCGCTTCGTTCATCGGCACGCCGATCTCGTTCGCTTCTCCGGTCGCGGCCGGCGACGCGATCCTGGTGAGCATCGTATGGGGCGCGCACACTGGCACGCCGATCGCTTCGGTTACCGACGACCAGGGCAATATCTATACGCCGATCACTTCGGCGACCGGCGCCGGCGGGAACGATCCGTTCTTCTCCGGCTTGTGGCTTGTCCAGAATGTGACAAACGGAGCGAAGATCATCACGATCTCGGTCAGCGGCGGGACGATCCTCGGCGGCCAACAAGCAACCATCGTCGACATCTCGAACCTTTCCGCCGGCACGCCGAATCCGTACTCGCAGATCCTTCGCGCTCAGAATTTCGGCTTCTCGATCCCGTTGACGACCGCGATCATGGGATTACAGGTCGAGGTCTTCGGAAACCAAACGTCGACCGATCCGCTTGCGATTCTGACGGCGAGCATCACGGGAACGACGACGCCTTCGTTCTCCGGCCAGCTTCCGGCTTCGGACGGCACGCCGCTTTTGCTCGGCACGCCGACGACGAACTGGAACATCTCCGGGCTCTCGCCGGCGACGCTCAATAACCCGAATTTCGGGATCGACATTTTCGCGAGCGCGGTCGATGGCGCGCCGGTCACGTTCCAGATCTATGCGGTCAAGATCAAAGTCTTTCTGTCTCCATCGCCGCCGGCGAACATCGATTACCTGAAGACTTACGAGCAAACAAACGGCGCGGTCGATACGCTCGTGCTCGATTCGAACGGGATCTTGTGGGATGAGAGCGCGACCGGCAATCCCGGCACGCTGACCGGGATCTTCCTGAACATTCTCCCGAACACCTTCGCGAAGAGCGTCACCTTCGCGGACATCGAGTACATTGCGTTCTCGAATCTCTTGAACGGGACCGACATCCCGCGGCAATGGAACGGAACAAACCTCGACCGGATCTCCATGTGTGGGCCGGGAGCTCCGTGTTCCGCTTCGGCGATCGCCGTCGGCTCGAGCATCATAAATACGACACAGAACGCCGCGGTGGCGATCCCGACGTCGACCGGAGGGACAACCGGCTCGTTCATTGTTTGGAGCAATTCGCCGAGCTCGCATGGGACCTTCGGCACGCCGTCGACGCCTGGGAACATCATGACCTGGGTCTTCCCGCGCGCTTTCACGTTGCCGAGTTATATCGTCGTAGGCGCGAACATCGTGATCAGCGGCGTCCAGTCGATGAACGGCTTCAATCCGAACAACGGCGCCGGCTCGAATCCTGCGTACTACACGGTCACGGCCGTCGGACAGCCTATCCCTGGACAGGATTATTACGACGGTTTCTCGATCACGCTTCCGCAAGTGGGCTTCTACAATCAGCGGTTCCAGGCGGGATCCGCGTTTCAGGCAACGCTCGCGACGATGACCGCGGCGCAACAGATCCCGAATCTCGAGGTCGGCGACCAGTTCCAGCTTACCGGAACCGGAGGATCTCCGCCTTCCGGCTATGACGGAACATGGAACGTCCTCGGGACGCCGAACGCCGGCCAATATGTGATCACGTCGACGCAGCTCGTGAACAACGTCGCGACCTACAGCTTCACGATCGTCAGCGGAAGCGCTCCGGTTGCCGGCCAGTTCATCACCGTTGCGAACACGCTCAACGGGAACGGCGTCTTCAACGTCTCCGCCGCACAGATCTCCGCGGCTTCGCCGGGAACCTTCTCGATCGTGCTGAACGGGCCGAACGTCTCGGCGGGCGCGGAGAATGGTTCGGGCATCGTCTTCGGGACGATCTTCACTTTCGATCCGTTGCAGATCGTCGGGACAAAAGCCGGCGGAACGATCGCGTCGACCGGCGTGATCGGTGTCGGCGTACGGAAGATCTGCTACTCGTTTTTGACGCGCTCCGGTTTCATGACACAGCCGTCGCCGATCACGACCTTTAGCGTCCCGAGCGGGAGCTCGGCGATCATGGCCGCCGGCCTTGCTCCTGGGCCGCCGAACGTGGTTGCGCGCATCATTCACTTGACGGGCGCGAACGGCGGGAACTTCTTCAACATCCCGCAACCCGTCACAGTCGTCGCCGGCGGACAAACGACGATCTCGAGCTCGACCTGGGTGAACGACAATACGACGACGTCGGTGAAGCTCTCGTTCTCGGACGGCGTGCTTCTCGCCGCGACCGCGATCGACATCCCAGGAAACAATCTCTTCGCCGACATGGAACTCGGGAGCTCCCGCGGCCTGGTCACTTACGCGCAACGCGTGATCGCATGGAGCGAACAGAACAAGGTCATGAACCTCCGGAACGTGAGCTTCGACGGAGGGCTCGGCGTGACGCGCACGATCGGCGGCGGGACTGGCGGCAATTCCGGACAGACGACACAGTACCCGCTCGGATGGACGGTGGATCCGACCTTCGGCGCCGGCGTCGGAATGACTAGCTCGCCGATCTTCGGCTTCTCGTTCCAGATCCAGAACACGAGCGGGTCGACGCAAGCGACTTACGGGATGATCACGCAGAACGCGTATCTCGATGAGTTTCTCGTCGCGATCATCCAAAGCGCGACGACTTACAGCGTGCGCGTGACCGCGAGCTGTCCTTCCGGATCTTCCGGCGGGAACCTGGTCGTCGACCTCTTCAGTCCGGCGTTCAATCAGTCGTTTGGGTCGTTCTCGATTCCGCTCGCCTCGATGACGTCGAACATGGCGATCTATACGGGAACGCTTTTGACGACGGCCTTCGGGCAAGTCCCGACCGATCTCCGGATCCGGATCTATGCGACAGCGATCCCGAACAACGTCACGGTTCAGCTCGACCGTTGCGAGCCGTTCCCGACACTTCAACCGGTCTTCTCGACACAGATGCGCGCGTCGTACGCCAATAATCAGGAAGCATTCGACCTTGTCACTGGCGCCTTCGGGCCGGCACAGAACCAGCAACCGATCAACGGCGCGATGGTCATGTACGACCTGCTTTATGCGTTGAAGGAGCGCTCCTGGTACTCGACCTCGGACAATGGCGTCACCGAGCCGAATAAATGGAACTGGAAAGAGATCAGCTCGAAGACCGGGACGATCGGGATCCAGTCGTACGACTACGGCGAGGGATGGGGACTCACCGCAAACCGCGAGGGAGTGTTCTTCTTCGAAGGCGGCGAGCCGCTGAAAGTTTCCCAAGAGATCCAACCGCTTTGGGACCTGATCAACTGGCAGGCCGGCGCGTCGATCTGGCTTCGGAATGATCCCGAGCAAAGACGCTTCACCGTCGGAGTTCCGATCCCGACGCCGAATCCGTTCATGCCGGAGTTCCCCGCGAACCCGAATCCGACGAGCCCGAACGTCGTCTTGATGTGCAATTATCGCGAACTAAACAGCGGCGCGGCGATCGCACAGACTGGCCCGATCCGCGCGACCTTCAGCGGCCGCTTGATGTCTCCCGAGCCGGCGCGCAAGTGGTCGTTCTGGAACATCCGGTGTCCCTACTCGGATTACATCGATCGAGGGAACAATAACTGGCCGCAATGGTTCGGGACCGGCTACAGCGACTCGAAGATCTTCACGCTCGAGGCCTCGACGCTTTCCGATGACGGCGCCGCGATCAATTCGTTCTGGATCTCTTACGGCTTCGTCAAGCCAGAGATGGCTGACGCGAAAGGCCTCGGCCTGTTCCGGATGCAGTTCGACTACTTGACCGTTCTCGCGGTCGGGAGCGGATCGCTGAACACTTACGTCTATCCGGAATCGCCGTCGAATATGCCGTTCGCGCTCGACCAGGCGCCGCTCCCGGCCAGCTCCGCCGGCGATCTCGAGCTCGGCGTGAACATCAAGGGACAACGCTTCTTTGTGCGTGTCGGGACAAACGCCGCCGGCTCCGCGTGGCGCGTCTCGAAGATGGTCGTCGCGCTCAGTCAAGATTCATGGTCGCCGGTCCGCGGTTTGACCTCGGCCGCGCTTTAAGGAGAACGAATGCTCGATCGTTCGCAATTCCTGAAACAGATCAAGAACACTTGGCCGAATCTCGGGACGTTGCTCGAGGTCATGTTCGAGAACCTCGACGTGATGGCGAATCACCTGGGAATGGACACGAAAGGGAAAGTCGCGGCGCCGCCGGCGCTTGCCGGCTTGAACGTCGCGTCCGGAAGCGACCATGTCCACGTCACGATCACCGATACTTCCCAGGTGAAGAAAAATATCCAGTACTTCGTCGAATGGAGCGCGAACGACCCGACGTTCGCGAATCCGCACGTCGAACACCTGGGCGCTTCCCGCGGCCGTGTCCTCGCGTTGCCGGCGAAGGATGGCGGAGGGAACACGATCAGCTATTATTTCCGCGCGTACAATCAGTACCTCGGCTCAGATCCACAGACGAAACGCGCTTACCTCGGGACCGCCGGATCGCCGACGGCTGTGACGCTGACAGGAGCTTCACGATTGACGCTCTTGTCCGCGACGGGATCCGGCACAGCGGCCGCCGACGGCTCGCAAGGCGGCTACGGGCTCGGCTTCAGCTTGCAGCGTCCGCCGGCAGGGCCGAAACGGCCGGCAACGCCGCCGACCACATGATCCGGGAATACAAGCCGGAGGATCTCGCGGCGATCGAGCGGCTTCACGCGAATCCGGCGTACCACATGCCGAATCTCGACAATCCGCTCATGCTGATCCGGAGAGTCCTCGTCGACGAAAACGATCGGCCGCGGATGGCGGCGTTCGGACGGTTGCACGTCAATGCTTTGCTCTTCGTCGACCAAAGTTTCGGAACGCCGGCCGAAAGGCTCGAGGCGATCAAGCTTCTCCAAAGCGACATGATCGAACACGCCGCGGCGATGAAACTCGACATCGCGACGACACAGATGGAGGGCCGCTTCGCCGAGAGGATGCAGGAGCTCGGATGGGTCCGAGGATGGGGAGATCTCTATTACCATGACATTCCACCGCACAACTCGCCGCGTTCTCTCTGATCCGCTCTTCGGGACACAACCGATCGCCGGAATCAAAAAAGCCACTGAAGCCGCAAAAGGCGCCGCATCGACCGCCGCATCGACCGGAGGAAAGTACGGAGCGGAAGCCGAGGACATCGGCTCGACTCTTGTTCCTACTCTCAAGGGAGACGTCACGCATCCGACCGGACTGGCACCGGAACAACAGAACGCGATGCTCGTCCGCGGCGAAGAAGGCCTCGGAGGCGCAACTTCCGGGCTCGCAGGCGAAGCTGGCCTTCGCGCGGTTCGCTCAAGAAACACCGGAGCGACAAGCGGCGTGCTGGACGAGCTCGCTCGAGAGAAGATGCGGACCTCCGCCGGCGTCGGCCTGGACGTCGCGACGAAGCAAGCCGAACTCCAACAGCAACAGCGAGCGCAAGCGTTGAAACAGCTTCAAGGGCTCTTCGGGACCGACGTCGAAGCCGGCCTGAAAGCACAAGGGCTCGTTCCCGAGGACATTAACGCCTGGGCGAACGCGAATAAGACCGGATGGCTTCAGGACACGCTCGACACCGTGAATACTTTGACAGGCGCCGCGAAGACAGCTAAGGGAATGATGCCGTCATGAGGAAAGATCCGAACACAGAGATCGACGACGTCGACGAACTGACCGACGAAGAACGCCGGCGGCGCGAAAACTTGAACAGTCCGACTCCGGAAGTGACTGGTTTGCGTTCGATCGCTCCGGCCGGTTCGCTCGCCGATACACAAAGCCGGCTCGAGCGGCTCAAGTGGGAAGACACGCATCCCTGGGGATCCCCGGAGAACCATCCCGGCACACTCGGCAAGATCGCTCACGGACTCGCGAAGGTCGGCAACATTGCCGGCGACATCGTCGCGCCGGCTACCATGTCGCTGATCCCCGGAACTGAATTGCATCGACAAGCGGAAGAGGGCACGCTCACGCGACGGCTCGGTGAGCAACAGAAAGAGGCGAGCGAGGAAGGGCTCCGCAAGATCCAAGGCGAGAACCTTCAAAGCGAGATCGAGGCGCGGAAAAATCCGAAACCGAAGCTCCTCTCCGGAGAAGAGAACGTCGCGACCGATCCGTCCGGAAACCGTTTCCGCGCATACGAGATGCCGGACAACTCAATCGCCTGGGGAGCGGAAGGCGGAGCTCCGCCGTCTCTTCGTCCGATCGCGCCGGCAACGCAACCGACCGGAGGGATCGCGCCGATCGCCGGCGCCGGAGGGCTCCCGACAGGCGCGACCGTCGGCAAGCCGAAGACAGAAACCGCTGAACAGGTCCGCGAGAATTTCCTCAAGATCTCCGCGAAGCCGGAAGCTGAACGAACCGATCAAGAGAAAACGTTCTATCAGACGCATGAGGCGGAGTTCGCCGGCATCACTCCGATCGGCGCCGATCGCGCGAAGCAATACACCGCGCAGATCAACACGACTTTGAAAGGCTCCGGAGTGGATCCCGGCGCGTACGCGGTCACCGAGAAGTCGACGCTCGCCGATGCGAAGGAAGCTCTCGCCGCGGCGCAACGCGAAGCCTCGCAATCGCGTTCCCTGCACGCTCCGGACGAAGCTCAGGCGCGCAAAGACGCGCGGCTCATGGGTTACGCGATGGACGAGAACGGCCAGCTCAAGTACATGAGCAAGGCCGACGCCGACAAGATCCATTCGACGTTCGAGGAGATGAAGACCGGCGACGTGAACAAAGACCGGCAAGCTCTTCGGCAACTGAACGACGTCCAGATGAATACGTCGCGGTATCGCAAGGCGATCAACTCGTTCACCGGCCCGATCCCGGCGGACCAGGTCGACGCCATGCAGCGCGTCCTCGCCGGCGTGAATCAAAGCGATGTCGAGAAGATGGGTTATCTCACACTCGGCGCGCTCATGAACATGATGGAACAAGGCGAGGTCGGAAAGTCCTGGAACAATCTCTCGAAGCCTGGGCGCGACGCCGTGATCGGCTATCTCCGCGCGAAGGGCTCCGTCATCGCCTATCAGAAAGCGCTCTCCGGCATCGGCCGCACGAACAAAGAACAGCTCGACATCGAAATGGCGAACCTACCCGAGCCGTACATCGGCGCGACGGTCGGCAATCCGCGGCTCGATTCCTGGCAAGAGAACATCGATCGCGCGGCCGACGGATTCCCTGAAAATCTCCCGGGCGTGAAACATCCGAAGGCGATTCGCGAATCCGTTGAAGGCGGCCCCGCCGGCGGCCACAGCTTCACGTTCAACGGAACGAAATACGAAAACGTTCCGGATGCGCTCTATCAGAAGTACAAAGGCAAGCCGGGATTCAGCGAGTAAAACATGGCCGACGGCGACGAGCTCGCAAAGTACGCGGTCAAAAAGACGGGCGAAGAAGACGACCTCGCGCGCTATGCGACAAAACCGAAAGTCGGGGAAAAGCTCCTCGGAGGCTCGGAAGCGACCATGAGCGCGCAGCCGTCGCTCGGATCCCGCCTGTGGACCGTGGCGAAGCGCGAAGGGCCCGTCGGTGTCGGACGCGAGCTCGGCGAATCGATGACTCGGCCGCTCCTCGAATCCGAGTACAAAGTTCCAGGCATAGGCAAACGGCTCGGCGACGTCACGCGCGACGCTCAGATGTTCGCGAACATCCTGAATGAAGAAGGCGGCCTTCTCACGATGCCGGAAGCCGGCGAGAGCCTGGTGAACATCGTCCGCGGAGCTCCTCGAGTTGCGAAGTCCCTCGCGTCCTGGCTCGCGCCGGCCGAAGAAGCCACCGAGGCTTCCAAGGTCACAACTCTCCGGCCGATCGCCACTCCGAAGCCGGCGCCGGTTCCACGCATGGAGCCTGGTACGGTCGACCTCGGCGAGCTTGGGCCGGTGACACGAATTCCTCGGGCGGAGCCGCCGGCCGTTCCTTCCCCTCTCCGTCCAAAAACATTAACTTCCCCTAAAATACAAGACCGTGTTACAATGGCTTCGTCCGGGCTCCGTCCGCTTCGCGAAGGCGCGACTCCGGAGGAAGCAAAGTTTCATGAACTCTTCGGCCCTGAACATCAGGAAGCCGGCGACCTCGCCGAATGGGAGACAGGAACTCGGGAACCTGGCCTCAAGCCGATCGCACGTCCGACGGTCGAAAGCGTCGTCAATGAAGCGATGGGAGTGAAGCCGCTCGAAAGGACAACTCCCTTGAAAGAACAACTCTCTCCCGCAGCAAAGAATGAGCTCTCCCGGCCGTTCGCCGAAGCTACGCAAACCGCCGAAGAGACCGATCCGATGAAGGTGAAGTATCCGGATCCGGCGGTTCGGAGGTTTGTGCGCGCTAACGGTGAACGCCTGGTCGACGCCGTCGGTGAGGACAAGGATCTTTTGCAGAAGATCCATGACCTAAAGAACGTCGAAGTCCGTCAAGCGGCGATCAATGCGGACATTGACCTCGGGACGAAGCACGTCGGGTCGAAAGTCGCGCTCGGCGGAGAACAGATCTCACGTCAAGAACTCTTGACACAGATCCTCGAAAAAGGCTTCAAGCCGAGCGACATTCCCGAGCTCGCGAAGCCGAAGGAAGTCACGACAGAGTAGATCGGCATGCTTCCCGAACGTTTATTTGTGCGCGAAAGTCGCGATCCAGACTTCGAGTGCTCTGCGTTCACGACGAAACCTCTATCGCTTGGCGATCTTGCTGATTGTGAAACCGACGGTCACTATCGCTATTGGGAATGCAGCCGAAAGGATCCGGAGATCGAGTTCGACGACGGAAGAAACGGACTCGTGAGGATAACTCCCTGCCGCTGATCGACATCTTCGACGGTCCGGCGCCGAAACGCGGCGATCTGATTCAATCGAACGTCGGCGATCGTCGCGAGCGGACATGGTTCGTGCTCCGCGTGCACAAAGTTCGACGATCCGCGGGAGACACGCCGATCGGTTCTGTCGTCCCGCGGTTTGACATTTGGTGGGCTCGCTGGTGGGAGCTCGAGCCGGACATGCGAATGCGGCTCTTTCGAAGTGCCGAGCGCGCCGGCGGTCAGAACGTGATCTTCTTCCAGCGATATCCCTCCAAAAAACGCAGGTCCTTGACATCTCCCTTCCCTCTGCGATAGAACGTCAGCGGAGGATCCCCCGAATGTGGTACGCAATTATTTTTGCAGTTGGACTCGGAATCGGTCTGTTCATTGGCGATCGCTACGGAAGCCGCGCGATCACCACAGCGAAGCGAGACCTCGCCACTCTCGAGAATGACCTTCGGATCGGCGTGTCCGGCGTAGCAAGCGGCGCGGCAGACCGCATTAAAGCGATTGCCGGAAAGCTCTAACATGGCCGACGTCCTCGGCTTCTTCAAAAAGGCGATGCCGTTTATCACGACCGGTCTGTCGATCGCCGGTCCCGCTGGCGCCGCGGCCGCCGCGATCCTCGGCAAGATCCCCGCCTTGAACGTTTCGAATCCCACTGTCGATAGCATCCAGAAAGCGCTCACCGGTCTAACTCTCACGCCAGAACTACAAGCGCAGCTCGCACAAGCCGAGGAATCGTTCAAGCTCCAGATGCAAAGTATGGGATACCAGCATGAGGACGAGCTCGCGAAGATCGCGGCCGACGATCGCGCAAGCGCTCGAGCAATGCAGATCCAGACGAGATCCTGGGTCGTGCCGGCTCTCGCGGTCCTGATCACCTTCGGCTTCTTTGGATTGTTGACGCTTCTCCTCTACCACGTCGCGCCGGCGGGAAGCGAGAAGATCCTCGACGTCATGACTGGATCCCTCGGGACCGCCTGGATCATGGTCGTCACGTATTACTTCGGTTCGAGCGCGACGCACGACAACCTAGTTCAAACGATCGGAGCAAACGGAAAATCATGAGAAAACTACTCACTCTCTTTACACTCGTTCTATGTCTTGCCGCGGCCGCACACGCCGCTCCGCCGGCGACTGGCTTCCCGCTGAAGGCGATGGCGCAATCCGGCTCGATCTGCGGAACCGGCGTCGCGCATTGCATCGTGCTTTCGTGGACCGCGTCGACGTCCCAGGCGGGATGCACGTCGTCCTGTTCGTTCGGATACAACGTGTACATGGGCACATCCGCCGGCGGGGAGAATCTTCAGACGCCGGTGAACACGAGCCCGATCTCGAGTAACTCGTACATCGTGCCGATCACGCTCACCGCAAACCCACAGACCTTCTACGTCGTCGTCGAGGCGGTCGAGACCTCGGGAGGAGTGACCGCGTTCAGCGTTCCTTCTTCCGAGATCTCGGCGACGTTTCCAGGGACGCCGGCGCCACCGACGAATGTCACGACGACCGGAAAGCAATAGATGGAGCGTCGCAACTTCCTCCGATCTCTCGTCGGCGGCGTTGCTGTCGCCGCGGCCGCGCGGAGCTGGCCTTTTCGCGTGTACAGCTTCCCGAGCGAGCCGAAGATCTATCCTGGCCGGCTCTTTCAGTACACGGACCGATACTTCGGCCTTTATGGGACGGATGGACACCTGATCGCTTATCTGAATCGAGATCAGCTTGCGGCGATGAGGGAGCTCGGGATCGCGCTTCATCGACCATCGCTCGACCTTTCGGGTCTCACCTGGGAAAATCTCAAGAGAAGCCCTAAGCCGTGGACATCTTTGAACAACTCCGACGCGACGAAGGCGTGAGACGCTTTCCCTACGCGGACAGCGTCGGGAAGCTCACGATCGGCGTCGGTCACAATCTCACCGACAACGGACTGACCGAAGTCCAGATCGAACACATCCTCGCGGACGATGTCGCCGAAGCGTCGACCGCACTCTCGATGCTTCCCTGGTACGGCGGACTCGATGAAGTCCGCAAAGCGGTCCTCGTGAACATGGCCTTCAATATCGGCGTTGCCGGCTTGCTCGGCTTTCACAAGATGCTCTCGCTCCTCGAACTCGGCAAATACGACGAAGCCGCCGCGGAGATGATGAACTCGAAATGGGCCGACCAGGTGGGAGCTCGCGCGAAACGTCTTTCGATGCAGCTTGCATCCGGCCAATGGACGTAGTACCGTAGGCTCGCTCACGTTTTACCTCTGAGGGCCGGCGGAGATTCGGACACTTTGCCGGCCTTCCTTCAGGAGCTCGGAAAAATGAAAGGCGACAAACTAGCACGAGGCGCGAAGTCGGCGGACTTCTCGATGGTTCGTGAGCCGACCGATGAGCCGGTCGCCGGTGGACACTCCCGCGTCGAAGTTCAAAAGCCGAAGACCGAGTTTGCTTGCAAGGATTGCGACTTCGTCGGCGCAACCGCCGCGGAGTTCTGCGATCACATTCGAGTTTGTCCGGTGAATCCAATTTATTCGAAAGAGGTAGCGGCATGAAGAAGGGCGATTTTGTTATCTATCGCGGCGTCGTCCTGGACATCGTCGAAGACGCCGTTCTCACGAAGTCGAGTTCGGCCGACGAGCGCGAGCACTGGTTCAAGGCCGAACACCTGAGCGTCGACGTGGAAGGCGGGACCGTTCCGTCGAACATCGTCGAGATCCCCGCAGCGACAACGACCTCCGCGGAGATCGAGCAAGCCGTGAAGAACGTCATGGCGAAGGGATACGATGAAGCGGCCGCGCGCAAGATCGTCGCGCAACTCGGACCGGAAACGTTCCTCGAGAAAAAGCCGGAACCGCTGAGCGATCCCGGCCAGAACGCCGCCGAGCCGGCAGCTACGCCGGCCGCACCTTCACCGACTGAAGATAGTTCGAGTTAACGTAGGGAACGACCGCGTCGACCGCGTCGTCGACGTTCGCGCAACCTGTGACGCGAACGACGTGATCATCCGTGAAACGCTCGTCGACGATCGTGACGACGTAGGCGAGACCGACGCGTAAGCCGACATCGATCACCGCGGGAAGATCCTTCAGGTCGAGGCTCATTTTCAGCCGGCGCCGTAGCCGGAGCCGTAGCCGTAGCCGGAGCCGGAGCCGTAGCCGGAGCCGTAGCCGTCGTCGTCGCCGGAGCCGGAGCCGGAGCCGGAGCCGGAGCCGGAGCCGGAGCCGTAGCCGGAGCCGTAGCCGGAGCCGGAGCCGGAGCCGTAGCCGGAGCCGTAGCCGGAGCCGTAGCCGGAGCCGTAGCCGTAGCCGGAGCCGTAGCCGTCGTCGTCGCCGTAGCCGGAGCCGGAGCCGTCGCCGTCGCCGGAGCCGGAGCCGTAGCCGGAGCCGTAGCCGGAGCCGGATTTTACGCGCGCCATTCAGGCACTTCCTTGATGCTCTTCTCGGCTTCTGGCGTCACATCCAGAATCTCGATAGCTTCGGTCAACTCAACGTGCGGAACGGCGATGGGGAACTTACAATCCTTCGGCTTGCTTGTTCCTGATACCGCGAGTTGAGAAAGCGACGCCGCGCCTGCCCAGTACCACAACCGACGAGCGTTCGTGAGCGCAACTTCTTTCCCCTTTCTCGATTCAAGATTCCCGGCGAAAACTCCCGCCGAGTACGTCCTAACGATCACATATTTTCCAACTTCCATCCCTTTCCTCCTTTGATTTTTTCTTACAGAACTTTCACCTGATGTCTACCTCCGCGGCCGCATCCAGCGCTTGCGAAACAAAGACCTCGAAGTCAGGGTCGCCACAGACACATTCTTCGTATCCGCAACGCTCACACGTCAGATCCGGCTTGAGCTCGATCGACGCCGGCTTCGCGAAGATCCACTCATTCAGCCGGCTCAGGACGTTCGCGAGCCGTTGCTGACCTTCCGCAAAAGTTACCTTCGGATTACCTTCATTGCTCATCGTTCCCTCCCTTTTCGGACTTACCTCGGACACCTAAATCTTCTCAAATTATTCTCTTGCTGTCAACATCTTTTTACTGTACCGTGTTATTGGAGGTCGGAATGGTATCAAAAACTAAACCGATAACTATCTATCTACCCCCTGAGCTCCTCAAAAAGCTGAAGGTTGAAGGTGTCGCACGCCGGCGGAAGCTCGGACCGACGGTCGTCGACATTTTGACCGACTATTTT